CAGCAATCATCCTACTCATAACCCTACTACCTACCCTTTGCTTTGCTCAAGGCAAAGTAGCCAATATAAAGAAGGGACAGGCTGCTCCATTCGACGGCATCTTATTAGACAAAGAAGCCGAAGCAACAATGGCAGCAAAAAGAGAATCGGCAGTCAAAATCTGCGAGATAGAAAAAGACTACGAAACTAAAAAATTAAAAGCAGAATGCGATTTCGATAAAAGGCTTCTAACAATAGAAAAAGAAGCTGACGAAAAAAAGTATAATGGTCTAATGACTCTCAAGAATGCCGAGATTAAAAGATTAGAAGATTCTCTTAAAAAGACAACTAAACCAGACTATACTCATTGGTGGTTTGCTGGCGGTGTTTTAGCTGGCATTGGATTATCGGTTGGAATTTTTAAGATAGCCGTCGAAATTAGACAATGAAAAAAGACTTAAATTATATTGCCGGATTAGAAAAAGCAATAAAACAAAAGTACGGCGAAGATGCAATTCAGAATCCATCTTCCAACTGGACACCAGAAAAAGAAAAAGAATATCTTGAACAATTAAAAGAAAATAAAATCAAAGAAATGACTTCTGATCGCATTGAAGAACGCGAAGGATTTTTATTTTCTGCAAAACTAATTAAGAAAGATAATAAAAGTGTTTGTACTATTTGTTCAAACATTTTAAAACAGCGGGATATGCTGTTTGAAACAAAATACGAATGCTGTCAGAACTGCTATGTGCATTATGTAGAAGGCAGAGAAGAGAGATGGAAACAAGGTTGGAGACCAGATAATGTCAAAAGAAGCACTTGAAGTTTTTAGAGGGATTAGCCAAGCAATGGGTTATGCCTATGATGGGGCAACCGATGAAAAAGGCGAACCAATTAAGATTGGTTTGCGCCGCGATGATAAAAACCCAATGCTACAATCCAGAGATGGTGATATGGATGGGTTTGGTGTAAAAATGGTCGGTGATAAGCTAATTGTTAATTATCATTCTGAGGCTCCAATGGGCGAAGTTCATAAGCTTGGTCCAAAAGCATATGAGGGTGAGGTTGAGCAAAGATTTGCCAACATCGTTAAATTCTTAAAAGAAAGATATAAAAAGGCGACTGGTAAAGCTTTGTCCCTTAAAGCAGACGGTGATGCTGAAATTCTACTTCAATATATGAACCGCAAAAGAAGTTGGATACAAGCAACAAAGTGCTATACAATTGGCGGGTTAGGAAAAGCAGTTGCCCAACCAGAGAGAAAACCATTTGACCCAATTAGAGACTTCTTGCAAACACATAAATACGGGAAGTAATGGCGCGTGGTTTAAACAAGTTACAAATAAAAAACGAAATTCTCACTTGCGGGAAAGATCCTGTATATTTTATTAACAATTACGGAAAGATTGCTCATCCAATAAAGGGAACAATTCCCTTTACTATGTACCCTTTCCAGAAAGACGTTGTAAAAGATTTTCAAGATAATCGCTTCAATATTATTCTAAAAGCAAGACAGTTGGGCCTCTCAACTGTTTCTGCTGTTTATATTGCGTGGTTTGTCTTATTTCATAAAAATAAGAACGTTGTTGTGATGGCAACCAAGTTATCGACTGCATCCAACTTGGTCAGAAAAGTAAAGTTTGCCCTAAAAGCAATCCCTGAGTGGATGAAACTAACAGAATTGGTTATTGATAACAAGAACTCTTTTGAGTTATCCAATGGATCACAAGTAAAGGCGATTTCAACATCCGGCGACGCTGGTCGTTCAGAAGCACTTTCTCTGCTTGTTATTGATGAGGCTGCAATCATTGATGGTCTTGATGATTTGTGGGCTGGTCTCTATCCAACTCTATCAACTGGTGGTGATTGTATTATACTTTCAACTCCAAATGGCGTTGGAAATCTATATCATAAACTTTATTCCGAAGCAGAGCAGGGTTTAAATGACTTTAATCCAATTATGCTACCCTGGTCTGTACACCCAGAAAGAGATCACATTTGGTTTGAAAAAGAGACTAAAAATATGTCTGCAAGAGAAATTGCTCAGGAATTAGAGTGTAGTTTTAATATGTCGGGTGATACTCTTATTCACGGTAAAGATTTATTGAGAATAGAAGGTGAAGAACTAACAGAACCAGAATATAAGACAGGGTTTGATCGAAATCTTTGGATATGGAATAATGCCGAAGACGGCAAAAAATATTTTATGGTTGCTGACGTTGCAAGAGGCGACGGTAAAGATAATTCAACATTTTATGTCTTTGAGGCAGATACAATGGAGATATGTTGTGAATATCAAGGAAAATTACCTCTTGATAGTTTTGCGCGTTTAATATATGATACCTCTAAAAGTTATGGTATGTGTCTAACTGTTGTTGAAAATAATTCAGTTGGTATGACTGTTTTAACTAAACTTAAAGACTATGGTCACCCAAATATTTATCATTCCAAGAAGTCAACTCACGAATACATTGAGACTTCATATACAGAACAAATATCTGTAATAGCAGGATTTTCAACAACCGTAAAGACTAGGCCGATGGTTATTGCAAAATTAGAAGAATTTATCAGAAACAAGGTTCTTAGAATTAGATCAAAAAGATTATTGAATGAATTAAAAACTTTTATTTGGAATAACGGCAAAGCAGAGGCAATGCGCTCCTATAACGACGATTTGGTTATGGCGTGTGCTATTGGATGCTGGGTTAGAGATACAGCATTAACTGTAAATGAACAAGAAATTCAGTATAAAAAGTCAATGCTTTCTGCTATAATGACAAGCAATAGATCGCTTGATACAAGAATTGTTGGGATGGAAAGAAATCAGCAAGATAATTATATCTATAGCGGTAATAGAAAACAGCAAGATGTTCGATTAAACAAGTTGCCGTTTTTTATGAAATAGGAATTGAATAATGGCAGATAGTAGAAACAATCCAAGAAATCCAAACAGCCCTCTCTTTCAAAGACTGACCAAACTATTTTCAGGTCCAATTGTCAACTATAGAGCACAGCAAGTCAGAAACAATAGAAGATATTCTGTTGATAAATACGCTCCAAAGTTTAGAACAATTGGTGGTCAAGGGTTTAAAAGACAAGCTTATAATCCCTATGAATCAATTTCGTCTGCCATGATGAATAATTTAAATCGAGCAGAAAGATATGCCGATTTTGATCAAATGGAGTTTATGCCTGAATTAGCTTCTGCATTGGACATTTATGCAGATGAAATCACAACCCATTCTGAATTTCACAAATCTTTAATAATCGATTGTCATAATGAGGAAATAAAAGAAATCCTTACTACACTATTTTTTAAAGTTCTTAATATTGATGCCAATCTTTTTGGTTGGACACGTTCAATGTGCAAATACGGAGATTTCTTTGGATACTTGGATATTGATGAACAACTTGGTATTAAATCGTTAATTGGACTTCCGGTAAATGAAATAGAAAGAATGGAAGGCACCGATCCATCTAATCCTAACTATCTTCAATATCAGTGGAACACTGGAGGGTTAACATTTGAAAACTGGCAAGTTGCTCATTTCCGTGTGTTGGGAAATGATAAATACGTTCCATATGGTACATCTGTTTTAGATGCTGGTCGCAGAATCTGGAGACAACTAACCTTATTAGAAGATGCTATGATCGCATATAGAATTGTTCGTTCACCTTCAAGAAAACAATTCAAAGTCGATGTTGGAGGTATTCCGCCAGAAGAAGTAGAACAGTATATGCAAAAAATCATTACAATGATGAAACGACATCAAGTGGTTAATGATAAAACTGGTCAAGTAGATTTGAGATATAATCCGCTTTCAATTGAAGAAGATTATTATATTCCAACAAGAAACGGCCAAGCTTCTGTTGATATTAGTTCAGTTTCAGGAGATACTTGGGGAACTGCTATTGATGATATCAAATATCTTCAAAACAAATTGTTTGCTGCAATAAAAATTCCAATGTCTTATCTCATCAAAGGCGAAGGTGCTTCAGAAGAACAAGCATCGCTTGCACAAAAAGACATTAGATTTGCAAGAACAATTCAAAGAATTCAAAGGGCGGTTGTTGCAGAACTAGATAAAATGGCAACAATTCACCTCTACACGCTTGGTTATAGAGGAAATGATTTAATTAATTTTAATTTGAAGCTTCACAATCCATCAAGAGTTTCTATGCTCCAGGAAATAGAAACATTGAATAACAAAATAGATTCTGCAACAAAAGCAACTCAATATATTTATAGTAATCGATGGGCTGCAAAAAATATTTTAGGATTATCTAATGATGAGTTTGTTAGAAACATCAGAGAGAAATTCTATGATAAGCAATTAGAAACAGCACTTGCCAAAGTCGCACAAACTCAAGGTGAGGGTCTTGCAGCGGAAACACTCACTGGGACCGGTTTCGGCGGCATTGGCGATACGGGTTTCGGCATAGGTGGCCTAACCACCGCTTTAGGAGCCGCCACTGGTGGAGGAACATCCGAAACCGGACTAGGAGCAGATTTGGGCACCGGAGTTTCCGGCAAGACTACACCAACTGAAGCACCGGCACCAGAAACGCCCGCACCAGAGGCAGGCGGTAGCGAAGATGTTCTTCTAGCCACTCCAGAAGGCGGCGGTAAAAGAGAGGGTGATAAATTAGCCGCAGTATACACCGAATATGAAGATGGATCACACACAACTAAAGGATCTAAAGGAAAAAAATATACGAGCGTTGAACACGATAGACGGCGCGAAGCTGGTCGCAAAGAATCTTGGGGTGTTGGAAAACCAAGAAAACAAAGAGACGTAACAAAAGCTTTGTCCATAGGTACGCTTGTTAAAGAAAACAAATCTAATTATAGTGAGGATTTTGAAAAAAGAATGTCCTCATTAAATGAGGAAATGGAAAGAATACTTTCAGAGGAATTATAATATGAATCACAATAAAAAGAGAAATACGGCCTTTTTATATGAAGTACTTATTAGAGAATTAACAAAAAGTGTTGTACAAAAAGATCTAAAAAGAAGAGCCGCCATTGTTGGTCTGGTAAAAGAATTTTTTAACAACAATTCTGTACTTAAGAGAGATCTCAAACTTTACAACGAAATTATTGAATCACGCGGCGTTAATAAGCAAGACGCAGAAAAGATTTTAGTATACGTTAAAAAAGAAAGAGATAATCTCAATTCTGAAAAATTATTCCAAGAGCAAACACAACTAGTAAATAAAATTCACAATACTCTGAGTGGTGATGTTCTTTCAAACTTTGTTCCAAATTATAAAGCACTTGCTAGCATTTATCAAATGTTTTCACCAACAACAAAAATTAAAAATAAAGTTTTAGTTGAAAATGTTGTCGTAGATTATATGACAACTAAAATGGATACCATCACTGAAGAAAATAAAATTAACCACGCTACTATGAGAATTTTTTCTTCAAAGTTCAACAATCATTATAATGGGCTGCTTGAGGAACAAAAAGTTCTTTTGTCTAAGTATGTTTCTTCTTTTTCCGATAATGGATTAGAATTAAAAGTTTATCTTAATGATGAGATTGGTCGTATTAAAGAAGAAATTCAAAAAGTAAAATATCAAGGTGAGTTAAAGGAAAAATTAAATAAAGTTTCTACAATAATTGAAAACTTTAAGGGTGAATTAATCAACGAAGATATGTTGAAACAAATTATGAAAATGCAACAACTTGTAAGAGAGATTCAAAGCAATGATTAAAATTGACGAAATAAAGGTTAAGATTGAGAATGAAAAAGAGGATCTAATAACAATTTCTGTTGTTGAACCACAACCAACATCAATAGAAATAGGCGTAGAACCAGTTCCTAGTCAACTTATTCACTTAGACATTCGTCGGACGTTAGATAATAATTATATTGTTTATGATCACCCCCTATTTGATATTGTAGTAAATCCAGATAAAAAGAAGATTATGACTTTTGTTAAAAAATTTGCTAAAACAGAAGCATATCCGCACCAAGACGCTTTCTTTAATTACCTTAAAACAAGGGGCGTTATTTTGCCCGACACTATTAAAGGTGGCAATATTTTTGGAAGTTTAGAGGCAACCTACCCAGCAAATAAAAAAATAGATGTTGTAAAAGTTGTTCTTTTAAATATTTTTATGTACCTAAGAGAAGAATTGCCAAAACTAAAGAAAGCTTTAGATTATGATTTTGAAGTTGATAATATGATGGTTGATCCAACGCCAGAAGACAGCACTGAATATGGCGAAGTTCCACAGAGAAAAAAGAAGGGAACAATGGATCCTTTTTATACACAATATTACGGTTTGCTTTACAGGATATAAATGTCTTTATTATATTTTATTTTAGTTTGCTATGGACTAACTCAAATCTTAGTCTATGGCTCGATCTTTAACAAAATAAGACCAGAACACCATTTCTTTCATTGTCCTATGTGTATGGGATTTTGGGTTGGTGTAATAGTTTGTTTGATTTCGCCCTGGACGGAACTATTTACTTTTGAACAGAATATAATCAATCTACTTTTATGTGGTTGGTTAAGTTCAGGAACATCATATGTGTTCTGCAAATTATTTGGAGACGAGGGAATAAATGTCAAAAAAAATTAATATTTATACTGAAATTCATTGGATGCTTAGACCCCCAAGCAACTGTTGCAAAGGTAGCTGTATCGGGCGGTTGACGACCGCAGGAGAATTTTAATGAACCTAAGTGAAGTTAAAAAGATGGTTATTACTTCTCTCATACAAGAGAGAGTTGGTTATTATGGTGCTCAAGACGGAATGTCTGGAGAGCCATCCGATAAACCAGATATCCAAGCAATCGTTGATAATGCGGAAAAAGAAGTCAAGCAGTTGATGGCGGCTCAAAAAAATGTTTTAGATGCAGTAATTGCTCAAATAGCTGAGATCGCCGCACCTGCACTTGTACAAGCGGGTGTTCCATCCGGTGAGGTTGTAAAGCTTGTGCAAGACTTCCTATCCCAAATTGAAGAGGCGGCTAGAAGAAATGCCGATAAGCAAGAGGTTAGATTAAACACCGACGTGGAGGGTGAATAATGTCAGATAAGGTATTATTAAGAGAATACTATGCTCTTTGCGAAGGTGGATATTGCGAAGATCTTTTAACCGAGTCTGAAAAGAAAGATATTCGCGAAAATAATGCTTGGTATTTAACAGGCATACTTCAAAAAGGTAATACGGAAAATGGAAATAAAAGAAAATATCCATCTCACGTCCTTAGTAGAGAAATGAAAAACTATGACATGCTCATCAAGCAAAGACGAGCATTCGGTGAATTAGATCATCCAGACACTTCAGTTGTTGATCTAAAAAATGCATCGCATATGGTCACTCGTTGGTGGCAAGATGGTGATGCAATTATGGGAGCCATTAAGATTTTAGACACCCCTTGCGGTGAAATTGTTAAAGGAATCGTCAAATCAGGCGGTCAAGTCGGTATCTCATCAAGAGGGTTGGGCTCCGTTGTAACTGAAGGAAATGGTACATCTATTGTTCAAGAAGACTTTCAATTAATTTGTTTTGACATCGTTGCAGATCCTTCAACCCCAGGTGCTTTTATGAACCCGCAAAAGATAAGAGAGGCAAAAGAGTTAAAAGTGCATGATAAAGATTATCGTGTTAACTCAATATTAAATTCAATTATTGATTAAAATGAAGAAAGACCAATTTAAACAATTATTAAAACCAATTATTAAAGAGTGTATTCAAGAAACACTCGTTGAATCTAATTTAATTTCAGGGATAATATCAGAAGTTGTCAAGGGAATGGGTTCGAAGCCAGGACAAACAAAAATCACTGATTCAGATAAAAAATATGAAAGCGACCAAGAAGCTAAAGAAAGGCGCAAAACAAGAGAAAAAAAATTAAATGAAACAAGAAAAGTTCTCTTGGATGCAATTAACAAAGATGCCTACGGTGGTGTTGATCTGTTTGAGGGTACAACACCAATTCAGGAAGAAAAATCATCCGGCAAAGGGGGTTCTTTAGCGGGGGTTGATCCTAACGACGCAGGCGTCGATATTTCAGGTATCTTTAACTTAGGCGGCGATAAGTGGTCTAAACTAATATGAGGTTAAAATGAGTGCAGTTCATGTGCAAGTAGAAGCAAGAAGAAACGAATCGACAGAATCACTTATAAGAAGATTCAGTAAAAAAGTAAAAAGAGAAGGAATTGTTGAAGAGTTTAATAAAAGACAATATTATGAAAAGCCTTCTGTTAAAAGACGATTAGATAAAATAAAAAGAAAAAGGGTCCTAAAGAAACTATTTATGGAACAGAACGGAGAAACAAATGCCAAATCCTAATGAAAAATTCGCAGACCAAAGATTTCAATATAGCAGCCCAGGAATAGGGCAGGTTGGACAATACCAAATGAGTGGTATTCCGTTTGCTTCTGCTTCTATTGGAATTGAAAGCGGAGACAGCTTTGTTGTTTCTTTTCCATATGTAACAAAATTTGTAACCATAATCAATAGTCACACAGGATCACCCGAGCCATTAAGATTTGGATTTAGTCAAAATGGTGTTGATGCTGTTGAAAATACAAACTATGTTGTATTGGATAACGGTGAATCTTATACAGGTGAATTAAGAGTTTCCAAAGTATTTTTAAGACCAGATTTGGCAACTGCTACAACTGCATCGGTTATTGCTGGTATGACAGGTATTAACTCTGCATATTTAGCAACCAACTGGACAGGAACCTCCGGAGTGGGTTAATGAATGAGAAGTGGGTTTGGTAGAAAAGATGGGTCTCTGTCAGCTAACACTCTTGGAGTCTCTACTGTAGAGGACAGAAGCGGCGGCTTCTTAAACCTTGTCAAATCTATCGGTGGATCAGATCTTATTTTTTGTTTAGATGCTTACGATATAAAAAATGTAGCAGTTGGCGGTCTAATACCCAATTGGTATGACTCGGCAGATCAATTTGAATCATACTTTACGGAAGCTACAAACAAGCCGGCATTTGGATTATTTAGAAACAAACCATCGGTCTCTTTCAATACGACAGATATAATGGCTACTGCTACTTCTGTTGCGGCTTTAAACGGAGTCAAAGACCTTTCAATTGTATGGGCTCAAAAATTCGATAATACAGGCACGGGCTTTTTGCTTGAATGGGGTCCAAGATTTGATTTGAACCAATCGTTTGCTATCGGAGGCATTGGTTCGCCAGCCTCAAACTCTAGAGCTTTTATTATGTCACAATACGATGGCGGGTATTGTACCAACGCGCCAAATTCAGATTATGTCCAAAATGATCAGCCAGTAGTCCTTGGCGCGGTATTCAACAGAAATAGCCCAGGCTCTGGTTACAATAAAAGCACCAAGCCCTATGTTAATGGCAAACTATTAAGCGAATCCGAACAAGCCAACGCATCAGGCTTGTTAGCCGATATGGCAACCGCATTTACTAGTGATCTCAGTTTTTATTTGGGCGCCCGCGCGAACGGCACCAATGGTTGGGATGGTTATTTATTTTCAATGGTATTAGTTAAGCGACAACTAACAGAGAGCGAAATGTCCAGAATTTCCCAAGCAATGCTCAGTAGATGGGCAATCGGCTCAACAGAGGCTCTGGTATGAAAATAACTTATTACATAAAGTCCTCAAAAGAACCGGGAGACAGAAACTCCATCACAATAAAGAAAGGCTTCTTTACAACAAACTATGCTTATGCTGTTTGGGGCGAATATGATCCAGGCGATACAGTCATAACAGAAATCCATGAATGGGAAAATAAGAAACTTTATCAGTGGATAACTGACCAAGGTTATACTTACGAAATTTCACCGGATATTATTTAAGCATTTTCATTTTTCAACAACTATTTATTGTAGTATTTTCAGGAGTTTATCTATGTCATCTATGTTAGATCAAGCAATTATTGACGCAACCGCCCTTAGAGAAGCAGCAATTAAAAGCGCTGAACAAGCAGTTGTAGAAAAATATTCAACAGAAATTAGAGAAGCCGTTGAAAAACTTATGGAAGAAAACGATTTTGAAGAAGATAAAACTGTTGATGAGCAAATTGTTGAAGCAGATGAAAAAGGAAAAGGTTATTCTTTTGTTGAAAACACAGAGTTAAGTGATCTTGAAGAAAACGATTTAGTTGAGATCGATGTAAAAGCCTTATTTGAAGAAGTTCAAAAAGAGCGGATGAGTGAAGAACTAGAAATAAGCGACGATCTTTTCGAAGAGGAATATGATCTTTCAGAAATGATGGCTGATGGCGAAGCTGATTATACCGCTGCACCATCCCCACCAGCAGACATGACAGAAGAGTTGGACGAAGATCTAGAGCTATCAGAAGATCTTGAAGAATCACTTAAGTTTGATTTTGAGCCAGTTCCCGAAGGACAAACAAGAGCCTATGGTGCTACAAATTCTCAAAAGAAAGAGCAGGCAATGTTAATGGATGTCATGCTTGCTGTTGAAGAAGAAAACTCCAAATTAGAAAAAAAGAACGAATCTTTGGTTAAGACCAATAAAAACTTAAAAGAGACTAACCGAAGACTAAAAGAAACCGTGCAAAATATTGCTAATAAGTTTGATGAAATTAAACTAATGAACAGCAAGTTATTTTACACAAACAAAACTTTAATGGACGACTCACTGAATGAGCGACAAAAGGGCAACCTTGTTGAGTCTATTAATAAAGCTCAGTCATCTGAGCAAGCGAAGATTGTCTATGAAACTCTTAAAAGCACAGTGGGCAATGCTCCATCAAAGAAGCAACCGGAATCATTGAGCGAGGCAGTAGGCAAGCGATCTTCAACATCTTTACTGTTAAAAGCTAGAAAGAGCGATGAAAAACCAAAGGTGAGCGAAAGTAGCATCTTTGCTAATCGTATGCAAATTTTAGCAGGCATTAAACATCATAAGGAGGATTAAAACAATGTCAAACATAATCGAAAGATTAACAGAAAATATTGTTGCTCGCGATCTCTCCAAGGAAGGCGCTGCCCTAGTTTCCAAATGGGAAAAAACAGGTCTACTTGAAGGTCTCGGTAATGATAGAATGAAGGACAATATGTCCCGTCTCTTAGAGAACCAAGCCAAGGAACTTCTTCGTGAAGCTTCCACAATGGCTGCTGGTGATGTCGAAGGCTTTGCTGCCGTCGCATTCCCAATCGTCCGTCGTGTATTCGGCGGTCTATTAGCTAACGATCTCGTTAGCGTTCAACCAATGAGCCTACCATCAGGTCTCATCTTCTTCTTGGATTTCACCAAGGGTAATGATGGTACCAACAACCGTCTCGGTGATGATCGCGACGATTCAGTTTACGGTGGTGGTGTATCAGGTTCACAAATCACTGGTGGTGTTAATCTAACAGGTCGTAACGCCGAGAAATCACTTTACAGCCTAAATAACGGTTACTCCTCACCAGTTTCAGGTGCGGATCCAGGTAACTGGGCTACATTAGTTGTAACTTCTGGCGCTATTGATGCCAATGGTGAATTCCAAAGAATGAATGTAGATGCTGGTTCAGTAATCACCGTACAAGAGGCTCGCAGAATTCTTCGCTACGATCCAGATATCGCTTCTGGTACAGGCGTAATTATTGCTCGCTTGCCAAGAAATACATATCTACAAAATCTAAATGATGATGATCTTGTTGGTATTACTTGGGCTGCCAGTGCGGCTCAGGAACTCGACGGCGCAGCAGCGCGTTTTGGTCTTACACAGGTCCGTCGCCTAACTCAGTACGGTACTGGTTCAGACGGCGCTGCTGATCGTAATAATATTTATACAGTTCTTACTATTACAGGTACAACTGACATTAACCAAACGGCAACAGTAGCCAATAATGCTTTAGCTCAGGCCATGGGTGCATTAAATACTACTGTTAACTTCCTATCATTCCCAGCGGCTGACGTTTTCGGTGCTGGTAATGGCCTTGGTTCAGTTAAGGGTGGTGCTGAATGGCTCTTAGAGTCCAAGGTGACTGCATTTGACGGTCCATTTGGTGATGATCAGGGTGCAAAAATTCCTGAAATTGACATCCGTGTCGATTCAGTTGCTGTAACAGCACAAACCAAGAAGCTCCGTGCTAAGTGGTCACCAGAATTAGGTCAAGACCTAAATGCTTACCATAATCTCGACGCCGAGGTTGAGCTTACTGGTATTCTCTCAGAGCAAGTCGCTCTAGAAATTGATCGTGAGATCCTAGAAGACTTAATCAAGAGATCCACTGCTGGTACTCTTCACTGGTCACGCAACCCAGGTCAATTCCTAAACCGCGAGACTGGTGCCGAAGTCGGCGCTGCTTCTGCTGCCCCTGACTTCACAGGTACCGTTTCTGAGTGGTATGAGACCCTCATTGAGACAATCAATGATGTTTCTGCTCGTATCCACAGAAAGACACTTCGTGGTGGCGCAAACTTCGTAGTTTGTGGTCCAGAAGTTGCTGGTATTCTTGAATTCACTGCTGGTTTCCGCGCCAGTGTCACAGTGGATAAAGACGGTTCAGCCGGTGCTGTAAATGTTGGTTCAATCTCCAAGAAGTTCGATGTTCATGTCGATCCATACTTCCCACGCAATGTGGTTCTAGTTGGTCGTAAGGGCTCAAGCTTCTTAGAGAGCGGCTACGTTTATGCTCCTTATGTCCCACTACAAGTCACACCAACAATCTTCGGTACTGAGGATTTTGCACCACGCAAGGGTGTAATGACTCGCTACGGCAAGAAGATGGTCCGTCCAGACATGTATGGTCTCGTTATCGTACACGGTCTTGTCGGATCAAGTGGTGCTTCAAGCTAAATTAGCTTGGTAAATTAAATGGAGTAATCCAGCCCCCTGTTCTTCGGAACAGGGGGTTTTCTTTTTTAAACAACTATTTATGATGTTGAGAAATCAACATATAGTTTTGACATGATTATAAATGGAGGGTTTTAACTATGGGAACAAAAAGAGTAGGACTTGCAAGAACACAAGCCTTAATAGAAAATTTAAAAAGAGATTTAAATTTAAATGGAACAACACTATCAGGTGCTAATACTTCACTACCCACTGCCGATGCAAGTGGTTATGCGTTTGGTAAAATAACTGTTGATGATGAAACGGCCATTACAAATGCTGAGACATTTGTTTTAGTTTCAACAGATGGTACAGAGCACACTTTTACATTTAATACAAGCAATACCGTAACAACAAACAACAATGTTGGTATTAATGGCGAAAACACTAATGCTGTTGCGGCAAGTATCGCAGCGGCGATAAATGACAACTCTGCCACAACAAAAAATAAAATATCAGCAAGCGCGACTAATGCTGTGGTTAATCTTATACAACTCGCCAAGGGAGCGTCTGGCAATACAACAATTACAGACAACACAGGTGACGCCGCTTTAACAGTTGTAAATTTTGTTGGAGGCAATACTCCATATGGTCCAGGCGCTGTTAGTACAGAAATAGCACCACAAGTATTTACTCAAACAGTAAATGATGAAATAATTACAACAATTAAAGTTGATTTAACTGGACTTGGCAACACTAACCAAGCAAACGGTGTTTTGGGATTGGATTCTGGAGCAGCTTATCTTTTAAGATATGAAACAGCGGTACATGGAATTTTATACAAAGTAGAAATGTCTTGCTTAGAAACACCGGCTTCGGCAGGTGCAGAAACTAAAGATATTGATTTAACCTCCAATGCGAGCGGTCTTTTAATAAAAAATGATGATGGTGGGTCCAGTAAACTTTTGACAATGGGCGGCCCAGCAGCTAAGGGTACAACATTTCAAAACTTAGTAACTGGCGGTGGAACTGATGAAGAGTATCTTTACTTAACAGAGGGTGGCACCCCGGCGGATATTGACTACACTGCTGGCAAGTTTGTCATTAAATTATATGGCAGAGCATCATTTTAATTTAATATAAAGAAAAAAACTGCACTTCGCCCCGTCCTTTTCGGAGGACGGGGTTTTCTTTTTTAAATAACTATTTATTATACAAGTATTAAACAGGAGTTTATTATGGGCAAAAAAAGAAAATTAATTTCACACCCACAATTTTGGAATAAGTTTGCGGACCACCCCGCAGTTAAAGCCAGACAGGCAACAGAGGAACCAGTAAAGGTTGAACCAAAACCAGAACCAAAGGTTGAAGTTAAGAAAGTTAAACCAAATCCAGAACCAAAGGTTGAAGTTAAGAAGGTTGAGCCAAAACCAGTTATTGCCAAACCTACACTAAAATCAACAGTTCAAAAAAAAGTAGTTTCCACAAAGAAAGAAGATAAAAAGTCTGTTTAATTCATTTTGATTTTCACCTTTATAATCAAAAGACCCTCCGGTGTTTTCATCGGGGGGTTTCTGTTTAATAAAACTATTTAGGGTATAGGAGAATATGTGAATGTCTGTACCGACCCTAACACCGACTAGTAGATCAAGTAAAGTTATTTTACCAATTACGGGAACGCCTGGTAATGTAAACGCCCCCGAAAATCCTTTGCCATTTGGAATTTATATGGGAATGCCAAATGAATATCAGGCATTTGCATCAGGTGCAGCAGATCAAGTTAATTTTGTTTATAAGAAATTGGGTGGCGATGTATTAGATATTGAATTAACACAATATAATGTTTATGCAGCTTATGAAGAAGCGGTATTAGAATATTCATATCTGGTTAATATCCACCAAGCAAAGAATTCGTTAAATAATCTGCTTGGCGCTACAACGGCTTCTTTTGATGAAGATGGGCAGATTGTTGATGGCGACACTTTAAGTGGCTCTAACGTCGAATCTAAGCTCCCTAGATATACTTTTGACTATACTAGAAGAGTTGCAATGGGTATTTCAGCAGAGGCTGGAGTGGGTGGTGATGTAACTTATTACTCAGCTTCTTTTAATACAACTGCAAATGTTCAAGACTATGATCTGCAAGAAATTGTAGCAGCAGCAGTTGATGCTGGTGATTTAGTCTTAGACACGGGCGATACAATTGATTCTAACAGAATAACAATTAGACAAGTTTATTATAAAACCCCAAGAGCAATGTGGAGATTTTTTGCTTATTATGGCGGCTTAAATGTAATTGGCAATCTATCAACTTACGGTCAATATGCCGATGATTCAACATTTGAAGTAGTTCCAACTTGGCAAAATAAACTTCAAGCTATGATGTATGAGGATTCAATTTATACAAGAACTTCACATTATTCATATGAAGTTATTAACAATAAATTAAGAATATATCCAACACCAATAAACTCATCACCAGATAAATTCTATTTTAGGTTTACGGTAAAGAAAGATTCTTTTGATGAATACTCCGACAGAAAAACTGGGACAGATGGGGTAAATAACTTAAACAATCTACCTCTCTCAAATATTCGCTATTCATCAATTAATTCTATTGGCAAGCAGTGGATACGCAGATTTGCTTTGGCGCTTTGTAAAGAGATGTTGGGGCAGATTAGAGGTAAATTAAGTGGAGCCGTACCAATTCCAGGTGGCTCTGTCACGCTTAACTCAACTGCTCTTTTGAGCGAGGCTTCAAAAGAAATGTCTGATTTAAGAACAGAACTTAAAACAGTCTTAGATGAATTAACTTATGAAAAACTATTAACAAAAGACGCTAATATGACTAAAACAACTGCGGATACATTAAGCAAAGTCCCAGTTCCATTATTTGTAGGATAATAAAGAATGGCAGATAATAAATGGACAAAACCTGATGCACCACCACCGCCACTTTTTACTGGTGAAAAAGAGGCTGACTTTGTTAAACAAATTAATGATGAAGTTATTGAACGGGTTGTTGGACAACAAATCCTTTATTTTGCTATTTCTAGAGAGCATTCAAACTATCACCCCCTTTACGGTGAAGCAATCGAAAAAACATATTTACCACCAGTTAGAGTTTACGCGCAAGTAACTTGGAGTGGATCAAAAACTGAATTTACAAAATACGGTGTTGATCGCAGGCCACAAATTAAAGTTGATTTTCATAAGAGGCGTTTAACAGAAGATCAAGACCTTTATATTCGTGTTGGTGATTTTGTGCGTTTTGGTGACTTTGATTATGAAATTGTTGAGTTGAGTGAACCAAAATTATTATTTGGACAAACAGATAAAAGTTTTGAGATTAGTGCAACTTGTATATTGGCGAGAGAAGGAAAATTTAACCCATAGGATTATTAAATGCTACCAAAATATATTGAAGAAAATTATAAATTCAACAATTATCGTGACGCCCTCAAAAAAGCTGAAGACCTTGGATGTGTTGGAACTCACGCAGACGGCGGCTATTATTATCCTTGCAAAGACACTGACACTTTATTTAAGTCGGCTTATTCTGTTCAATATGATACTTTAGTTCCATCAACATTTGAAACTATTGATATGGCTATGTATAATTGGATTGATAAAACAATTGATGTCTTTGCAACAAGAAACGATGGCTGGCGTAAGGTTCCAATAATTTGGTTAACTCAAGAAAGGGCTTATCAAATTAAAGATGATCGTGAAATGAGGGAATTGGGAACAGAATCTTTAAAGTTTCCAATGATTTCTGTTGAAAGAACAACCGTCAAACAAACTGCTGCTAAAGATTGTCCAATCCCGGCTAGATTATTCGCTGGTAGTGACGGAACAACATTAACAATTGCTAAAAAAGTAAAGCAATCTAAAACAAAAAAATTCGCCAATGCTACAAGTCAAAGGTTGTATAGCCAACCAACTTTTAAATTTAAAAACCAAAAGGTGGTTTATGAAATGGCAACAGTTCCTTTGCCAATTTATCACGATCTGGGATATACCATCAATTTAAGAGCAGAGTATCAACAACAAATAAATGATATGATTCAGCCCTTTGCTACATTTAATAACAATATAAATCAATTTATGATTAGCGAAAATGGACATAGTTATGAGGCTTTCTTACAAACTGATTTTGGAATTACAAACAATTTAAGTAATTTGGGAAATAGTGAAAAAATTTATGAATCAAAAATTCAAATTCGTGTAATTGGTTATATTATGGGTGGCGGTCCAAATCAAAAAGGACCTCAAGTTTCTAGAAAAGAAAATTTTGTTGAAGTGCGTTTCCCTAGAGAACACGTTATGCTTGGCGACATTAATGAATTCTCAGATGATGGATATAGACCTTAGTCTTTAGGCTAATTCAAAACTATTTACTCTAGCATAGTTTAGGAGATGTTTAATGAGTGCCAGAAAATTTAAGTTTATTTCACCCGGTGTTTTCTTAAACGAAATAGATAATTCACAACTACCGAATGAGCCAAGAGAAGTTGGACCACTTTTTATCGGTAGAGCAAAATATGGCCCAGCAATGAGACCAGTTATTGTTGATTCGTTTGCTGATTTTGTGCAGTTATATGGTGAGCCAGTTCCAGGCGGCAAGTCAGATGACGTTTGGAGAAATGGTAATGAACAAACTCCAACTTATGGTGCTTATGCTGCTCAGTCTTGGTTGAGAAACTCTTCAACCTGTACTTATGTTCGTTTATTGGGTTCCCAAAATGCAGCCCACGAAACGGGCGGTGAAGCCGGATGGAAAATTAATGGTGCGAGCCCACTAGGCAAAGATATTGCTGCAATTCCTACATTTACCGGAGACGCCATGGGTTCAGCTTATGGATTGTTTGTTTTCGGTAACAACCTTAGTGGTACTCAAACTGTTTCTGCTTACGGTACTGGTTCACTGGTCGCAACTTGGTATGTTGAAGATGGAATTGTTGGACTAGCTGGTGGAGTTGAAACAGGCGGCACGACAATTCTTTCCTCTCAGGCGGGAAGTGGATCTTGTCGTTTGGTATCCTCAGATGCAAATGGCAATTTTACCGTCTCAATTACTGGGTCTAGCAGTTATAAAAATCGTGTAATTAGCTTTTCATTAAACGAAAATAACAAAAATTACATTAGAAATGTATTCAATACAAATCCAGCTTTAATAAACACAGAAATTACTAAAGAATCACAAAGAGAAAGATACTGGCTTGGTGAAACATATGCAAATGAGTTTTTACAAAAAGTTAATAAAGGAATTGTAACTGGTTCAGGAGGCGCAATTGCAGCTTCGACCAGCGCCACCTATCTTGGTGTTATTTTACCGTTGGCATCTGGATCTGTTGTTCGTCACAGTACAAGACAAACCCCATTTGAAGATGGTGCCACAAGATATAACCCAGCGACAGGTATGGTATTTGGTCAAGATTTAGGCGGTGCATCGGCTGCAGGTTCGTATACCTATGCTGGAATGAAAGAACTTTTTAAGTTCCACGCTTTAGATCACGCTGAATGGGCACAAAACAATCTTAAGATTTCAATTGCCAATATCAATTATTCGCAAGATCAATTTAACAAGTACGGCTCGTTTGACGTTTTGGTGCGCCGCGCAAATGACACAGACGCAGCACCAATTATTCTTGAAAGATTCAGCAATTGTAATCTAGATGCTAACTCACTAGATTATGTTGCCAGAAAAATTGGTGACCAATACGTTCAATTTAATAGCACAACCAGAAGATTAGAAACAAGAGGCGATTACACAAATAATTCTAAATACATTAGAATTGAAATGGACACAGATGTGTACGATCCAGAGGATTTACCATTTGGTTTCTATGGTCCGCTCAAATATAAAGATTTTACTGTAACAATTGACACAAATGAAGCAGGAAATAATTTTGGTTCGGGCATAGTTGCACTTGGAGCTAAAAATATCTTAGCTTCAAATTATGTAGCTGCCGAGGGTAATTCAGAAACTTGCCTTATTTTAACTGGATCTGGATTGGGAGCATCTGGTGCAAAAGGCCCAGAACTCAAATTCCTATTTCCATCACACGAATTAAGAATTTCCGGAAATCAAGATAATCTTGCAGACCAAACAGACGCTTATTGGGGTGTTTGGACTGGTAGAACAAAGGCTAGCAATAAGTTCAATAGAGATTTTGCTGATTTAAATAGAAATAAATCAAGCGATCTTTCAAGCCAATACGACGCTGGCACATACACTGACTATCAATTTGTCTTTACACTTGATGAAGTTGTTTCAGGTTCAACAAACGGTCTCTTAACTTGGGTTTCAGGTTCTAGAGTGTTGGGCTCTGCTATTTCATCAACAGAGTCAAGCAACACTTACAAGACAGTAATTGATAAGGGTGTCAACAGCTTTACTATGCCAATGTATGGTGGCTCTGATGGTTTGGACATTACAGAAAAAGATCCCTTTAGAAATACTGGTCTTTCAAGCAAAACAGAAACAACTAGTTACGCTTACAACTCAATTAAAGAAGCTATCGATATCGTTAGAGATCCTGAGTTCGTTCCTTACAACTTAGTATCCGTTCCAGGTATTACCAACGAGCAACTAACTACACACCTCATCAATACTGCTGAAGCAAGAGCAGACGCTCTCGCAGTTATCGATCTAAAGGGCGACTTCCAACCAGCGCACGAAGACGATGCTGGTAAGGTATATCCAAATCTAAGCGAAACAATTACCAATTTGAAAAATCGTCAAATTAATTCAAGTTATGGTTGTGCTTACTATCCCTTTGTTCAGGTTAGAGATACTCTACAAGGCAACTTAGTTTATATGCCAGCTTCCGTAGCAGCTATCGGTGCTATGTCCTACACTGACAGAGTTAGAGCACCTTGGTTTGCACCAGCAGGATTTAATCGTGGCGGTCTTTCAGCGGGTATTGCAGGACTTCCAGTTGTTAATGTAACGCAGAAACTTACATCACAAGATAGAGACCTTCTATACGACGCTAACATTAACCCAATCGCTTCATTCCCAAATGAGGGTATCGTAATCTTTGGTCAAAAGACACTACAAGTTACAAGAAGTGCATTGGATAGAATTAATGTTCGTAGACTTCTCATCTTTATCAAGAAGGGCATTTCAAACATTGCATCAAATATCTTATTTGAGCCAAATGTTCGTGCCACTTGGGAAAGATTTATTGGTCAAGCCAACCCATTCCTTTCTGATGTACAAGCAAGATTTGGTTTAGATGATTTCAAGTTGGTTCTTGATGAAACCACAACAACTGCTGATCTTATCGATAGAAATATTCTATATGCTAAGGTTTATCTAAAGCCAACAAGAGCAATTGAGTTTGTTGCTGTCGATTTTATTATCAGTAATACTGGCGCATCTTTTGAGGACTAAACTAATTATAGGAGATTAGGAGAACAACAATGCCAAATAAAGCATCACCAATTCCACCCTGGGCGTCAGTAAAGATTGAGCCAAAAAGAGCGTTTAAATTCGTATTAACCCTTGGAGATATTCCAGCCTGGGTTGTTACTGACGTGTCACGCCCAAGTCCAAAATTTCAAGGTGGCGCAACCCACGACTTTTTAGGGCATCAATTTAAGTTCCCAGGTAAAGTACAGTGGAATGATGTTTCAGCAACACTTGTTGAACCAATCGATCCTGACGTTTCAGGTCTTTTGCTGGATTCAATTAAAAAGGCTGGATATAATCCACCATCATCTTGGACTGTTGACAACGAAGGGTGGAGAACCACACTTTCAAAAGAAAAGTTTGTCAATGGAAACTTGGGTAACATTGCTATTAGCGTTTTAGATTCAAATGGTAATGTTGTAGAAAAGTGGACCCTTTTCAATCCCTTTATTAGTTCAGTAACTTATTCTAAATTAGCTTACAACCAAAGCGGAATTAATACAATTGGTGTAGGTTTTACTTATGATTATGCAGATGTCGAGATATTTGAAATTGATCAAAATACAACTGTAGCATAATTACTTAGATGGCAGAATTAATTGAACAATCTATCTATGAAAAGAAGCTCCAGAGTGGATTTCGGTTTCTACTCAGAGTACAAGATATACCATTTGCTTTAATTACTGATGTGTCTAGACCAAATCCACAGTTTGGTGCGGCTAGAGAATATCAATTGCTTAATTGGAAATTTAAATATCCAGCGGCTGTCGTTTCCTGGATGCCTATCTCTTTTACCATTAGAGAAACTTTTGACAACACCTTAACTGATTCAATCTCTGGATTAGTGTTGGACAAATATAAAAAATTAAGTTATGATAATCCAAATCAAGTTAGAGTTTCTAACGTAAAAAATATTAGCAAATCATCCTTAATGCAAGCGTTAGGAGATGTTATGATACAACTAATTGATCCGGATGGAAATGTTTATGAGCAATGGACACTATACGGGGCATTTATTTCAGGAATAAGTTTTAGTAAGCTTAGTTATACTGCATCTGGATTGATTGGAACAACTGTTACGCTTGCCTACGATTGGGCATCTCTAACTTATGTTAGTGATACAAATGTGCAAAAAACTTATTAATTAAGAGGTTATAATGAAACAATTTAATATGGAAGATGAAACATCTTCTGCAAAACATAATGGAATGACACATTATGTTGACTTACCAACAGGTGGATTTTATTATCCAGAGGGTCATCCTCTGTGTGGAGTGGCACAGGTTGAAGTTAAAATGATGACAACCAAAGAGGAAGACATATTAACAAATCAATCTTATATTGATAATGGTATAGTGATTGATAAATTATTGGAAAGCATTATTCTTACCAAAGCCAGTCCAAAAGACATATACGAATCGGACAAAATGGCTGTGCTATTGGCATCAAGAGTTGAGGCATACGGGTCAGATTACGAAGTTGTATCTATTTGTCCTCACTGCGGTGAAACACAAGAAGACACGATTGATTTAAACAATATTATAAGCAATGTTGTTGAAAGTGAATATGAGAAAACTGAGGCTGGTACAACAATTTTGGAATTGCCAAAATCAAAAAAAGTTATTGAGTTTAGAAATCTTTTACCAAAAGATTTAGAATCAATTGAAAAAACTGTTGAAAGAATGAAAAAATTAAATATCAACACAAGTTTTAATATTGAATTTTTTAAAAGAATTATTATAACAATGGACGGTGAAGACAACAAAGATGAAATTGGAAAGTTTGTTCAAAATATTCCAATTATGGATTCAAGAGCTTTAAACAAAGCATACTCTAAGTCAATACCTAGAATTGACACAACAACAAAAACAGTTTGTAACTCTTGCAATAAAGAGAGTGAAGGGGGTCTGCCAATTCAGGCGAACTTTTTTTTCCCTGAACTCTAATTATTTGGAGATGACTTATTCCAACATCATATCTTTAATTTCATCTGGTGGCTGGTCCTATAAAGACCTTCATTCGCTCCCTATATCTAAAAGAGATTGGATATTTCGTAAGTTTGCTGAATTAAATAATCCCAAAGAGGAGGACGAATAATGCCAGCACAGGCAGGAAATAAAGAAAATACAGGTTTGGAGAAAATTCAAGACTTTAATACGGCGTTGGCGAAAGCCCTTCCTGATACATTTAAATTTAGGACTGAAGTACAATTAATAACAAAAAGCTTTGAGTTTTTAAATAACCGGCTTGGCGAAGGTTTTGAGGAATTAAATAAACTGCAAACAATGCAAGCGGCACTTAACAAAACTTTGGGAAAAGATGGTTTTGACGCAGTAAATAATATTAGCGACGCATTTGTAAAATTGAATCAGGCCATGCGTGGTATTGAGGAGGCAAATATTCAAGGTGCTTTTGAAGGCATTAGAAAATCATTTGCGTTGACGAATAAAGAAATTGTTGAGCAAGCTGGTAGCACAGCCAAGCTTAAAAAAGCAATGGATGAAGCTTCCAAATCCATAGCAAAAAACTCAAATGTGATTGATCAATCAAAATTGGTTGATTTTACAAATAAGTTTACTTTTCAAACAAATAGTGCTGTTGATACGTCTGAAAAATTTGGTGAAAGATTGGTTGGTCTTGCTTACAGACTTGGACTTCCAAATGAGCAGTTATTAACTTTAGGTCAAAATATGTTGTCCACCGGCAACTATTTTGGTGAGATAAATGGTAAAATTGAAGAAGCAACTTTAAAGGCAACTGCATTTGGCCGAGCTTTGGGAACAACTGGCGATGTTGTTAATAAACAATTGGCGAGTATGCAAACAATCTCTGGCAGACAGCAGTTGGCGGCACGCTTATCTCAGATTGGCTCAATGGTTGGAGTTGATATTGATATATCAAAGTTGATGAGCGCTGACCCTGACGAACAAAGGCAGGGGTTGCGTGATGCTTTGAGAAAGTTTAGTTCATCTTCTAAAAATTTAACAGCAGCACAACAAAGAGCATTATCATTAAGTCTTAGCACGGCATTACCTTCTTTTGGGCGCGAAGCAATACAAACAGCGCTTGTAAGAGGTGTGGATATTGAAGACGCACAGAAAAAGATTGATGCAGCTAAAGATGATGTAAAAAAGGGCGCAATAACTGAAGAAATGCGGCGACGCGCCACGACTTTTGAAAAAATGCGCGCACAATTTATTGCCGCCGAACGCAGACCGGTTGCTAATAAACAGCTTGAGGCGATAGGCAAAGATTTTAATAGTGCTTCAGATAAATTTACAAACGCAGTAATAGGTTTCTCTAAAACAGCTGACAATCTCGCCGCGGCCATCGGCGCCAAGGAGGGAATAAAAGAAATTACAGAAATCCTCGCACCATTGGTGAAACTCGCTAAAGAAAATATTACCAACGAGGCGGTAGTGAAAGCGCTCTCGCTCGCCGGGTTGAGCCTTGGTTACCAAGCGGTCAAACCCCAAACAAAATAAAATAATTTTTTATTTAATCTATTTATTGTATGGCATTATCAGTAAAAAATCCCTTTACACTTGGGAACACAGTAGAAGGTTTGTTGGGCGGTGGAACTGCCCTAGCCGATGCATTATTGTCAGGTCCCGGCAACGATCCAACACTTAACACTGCATTACCAGCAGAAGCTTCTTTAAGAAATAGATTAAATTTTGCCAATATAAAAATAGGTTTTCCAACAAGTGGTGGTCCGCTTCCACTTGCCAATGTAATAACGGCAACTGCTTTAACCTTTCCAGCTTATTTAACAAACTTTATTCAGACTTTTAGTACAGGTTTTTCGTCTATACCAGTTTATGGTAGAAATGATGCAATTCCCACCTATAAGGGGACAACAAGGTCAATTATAGTTGGATTAAAAATACCTTGTTTTGATGAACAAGATGCAAATGAAAATATGAAAAAATTAAATATTTTTATTAAAAATATCTATCCTCATTATAATGAGTTTAAAGGTGATTTGATTATGGGATCACCACCATTGGCAAGGGTTAAATTTGCAAACTTGATTGTAGATCCGAGAATTTCCTTTAGAGGGTTATTGGGATACATTCAAAATTTTTCGTTTAGCTTTAATGCTCAAGATGGGTTTTTTATGGATAAGGACGAAGGATCGGGCGGTAATTTGTTTTTCAGAGAATTAAGCATTTCTTTTACACTCAATGTTTTACACGAAAAAGTAATCGGAACAATTGATGGTGAAGCAAATAATCCATCAGATTTTCCCTTTAGAGTAAAACACGATATTTTTAACCCAGTACAACAAAGAAGCGCAACTGATTTAAAAAAACAGTTTGGATTATCTGGGGATTTAAGCGAAGCTAAAATTTTAAGATAGGTGATTAAATGGCATCAAGATACGAAAAAACAGGTATTACCTCCTTAAACGATATAGATTATCGCAAAGTCTATTGGGATAAATTTGACAAAGGCAGAAGATCTTACATACCTGTTTTTCAAACAACAGAAATTCAATATCCCACTTTTGAACAAATTTTACAGCTTAACTATAAAGAATACGTTTGGGGTATGGGTGATAGGTATTATAAACTGGCTGCTTCTTTTTATGGGGATGCAAGATATTGGTGGATTATAGCTTGGTTTAATAAAAAACCAACCGAATCACACATAAAGGTGGGTGATATTATTAGAATACCAACTTCTTTAGGCGACATTTTGGCTGCTATGGGGTATTAAAATGTCTAGTGAGTTAGAATATTTTTATCCAATTGACACATCAGATGGCGTAACGAAAGAGCAGGCCTTTTTAAATCAAATATTGGTTCCAAAAATAAGCAATAACGGACACGAACTTTCACAATTTTTCAAAACAGAAGAAGTTGTGGTGGATGCTGAAAAACAGAGAAGCAAAAAAGCAAACGACAAAATTGTTTGTTTGAATGGAGAATATGAATGTGATTTTGAAAATTATTTAAGAAATTCAAAAATTAAAGATAGAAAAGATCACGTTGAATTTATGCAACAAATAAAACCACATGAATTGGCTGCTTTAAGTCCATATGCAAGATTTTATGTTGTAGATGCAAAAAATCTTAAAAAATCAAATTTTAAACAATCGTCAATACCAATCTCTTTTGGAAAAGGTTTTGATTTAGATTTTTTTCTCAAGAATACAAAATCATCATCACGCGGCGAAGGCGCAGGTATTGTTTCTATTCAAGCAAACCGTGTTTATAATATCACTGGTGATTACGACCCAATTACTTTAAATGCACAATTTTTCTTTTCATCATATGAGGTTTTGGTCAATAAGTTGGCAGTAGAGAAAGAGCATTTGGCCGGGTTTAGTTATGGCGGCAACAATCAACTTGCAAGATCTTTTTCATCTTCAGGTTTTGCCAACAAAGTGCAAGACCTAAGATATACAGAACTACTAAAAAGAAGTGATGATTTTAAACTTGTTTTAGAATATGGATGGAATTATACACCAGGGATTGCGAGCGATATTTTAAGTCCAAAACAAAAAGAGCTTATTGATAAGTATGAAAAAGTATATTATAAAATATCGCCAATAACACATACAATTAACTTTAACGAAGACGGAAGTTTCACACTCAATGTAACATATGTCCCAGCGCCATTAAGAGATTTAGAGATAAAACCTGGTGTAAAAGATACAATTTTTGATTTAATCATAGAACAAAAAAATTTCTCAATAGACGAAAAAAATGTTAGTGATATACGAAAGAAAATTAAAGATTTAAAAGATAATATAAAAAAGGTTAATAAGGACCTTAAACTAACTCCAAACGATCAAACTCTCAAAGACGAGTTGAATACATATAACGCAAAATTAAAAGAATACGAAGCCGCCCTCAAAAGAGCTCTGGTTGATAAAACGCCAGTAATCACAAAATATATTATAGATGAGTTTCATAAAATAAACTTATTCAATTCATACAAATTATTAATAAAAGAAGAAAATGATACCATAACAAGTAATCTCACCCTTAAAGTGGGCGAA